GTTCCATGATTGAGAACGCCGCCCCACCACCTTGATTCTGAGTCGTCAGACCAGTCGATGCACCATTCGTCGCAACCCCTGTAGGAGAGTTTGCGCTTTGTGCAAACGTCACACGAGTAGCTGTAGGGCTGAGAACTAGACCTTCAACAGATGGCCCATATCGAACAGCAGCACTCCCAGCACCACCGTCACCTGATCCATCGTGATGGTGCTGAGGGTCTGTGATACCATGATTGTGGTTCGCTTCGGTTGTGAGATGGTTATGACCGACCAACTCACCAACAGTCAGAAGGTGTGTCTCAGCACCACCTACAGCAGCAAGGGCACGAGCCGTCAAGCCTGTTCCTGTTCCTGCTCCCATAGGAACACGACTTCTGAGATCAGGAAGATTGAAGGTTGTACTTCCGTCGCCCACTCCATAAGTCGTACCGATGATTGCAAACAACGCTGCAAAGGTGGCACGAGAGATGGCGGCGCCATTACATAACACCCACCCCGTAGGAGCAGCCGCTCCAGCATACTGCATCATCATGCCAGGAGGAAGGGTTAAGGCAGCCGTCAGAGAGTTTGATAGAGCAGTAGCATCGTGAACATGATCCGCCCGAGCGAAAGCAACTGCAACACCAGCAGTGTTAGCTGCTCCTACAGGCTGAGGGGCAGTAACGGCTGAAGCGGCAACCTCATACGTGTCGATGATGTCGAAGTTGTTGCTCAGGTCTGTGGTGACATTGATGAGATCAGTGCCAGCAGGCTTTCGAAGACCGAGCTTCGTTGTCGTGGTAGCCACTACCAGTCCTCCCCTGGAGACTCACGAATCATCGGGTAGGAGTCAGACCCAGGAACCCACTGATCGTGAGCATCCCCCGCCACTCGATCAGCGTAGCCCTTCCTGAAGTATGTAGCCGCCATCCAGTCCTCTTCCCACTCCTTGGCTTTCTGCAAGCAGAATTGAAGAAGTGTGGAAAGCTGCTCATCAGGAATAACCAGCACGTCTGTACCATTGACAAGTGCCGGAGGATACGCAGTGTAGTGCAGAACTACCGGAACACCACTCACGTCAGGGGTCGGATACAGATTGACGTTGTTCTCATCCAGCCAGTAATACTGACTAGGAGCCTGCGGCTGATTGGCTGAGACACGCCAGTAAGGATTCGACTTGGCAAGCCATTCCCGAGTCACCCGAAGAAGTGACTGACCACTGTAGATAACCTCACGCATGGTGAGATAACCCCCAGCTACAGGGATCGAATAGGTTCCGGCAACTGTGTTCAGAGTCAGATCAACCTGTGGGTGCTCGGTTTCGTTGACGATGTCAAGCTGACCATCTGAGGCCCACTGAGCGATGTCGGTGTCAGTGAACTGACTCGATGTTTTATCCCCGGTAATCACTCGAACTCTGCTGATGACATCTTGCAGGGTTCGAGACATTATCGGTGATCCTTGAACTTGACCAGCCTGCTTGGGTCTCCTTCTTCCCGAAGGATATTCTCGGGGACTGTGAAGGTGCTCTTGGGACTGGCAAGGACAGTCGAAGTGATTTCGTGAGCCTCTTCGAGCTTATCCTTGAACCGTCGCTGGTCGTTTGCTCTTGCCTTGGCGTTCGTCACATCAAGCCTGCCGGAGATATCCCACTTCTGATTGTCTGCGAGATAGATCCGTTCCAGAACCTTCTCGTCCAAGGTCCATGCCGAGAATACAGGACGATCAATGCCGTCCTTGCAATGCTCGACAATCCGGAAAGGCGGCTCCTCAACACTGTTGGCCTGCTCGAGAAACTGGACCCGGAGACTTGGATCGTACTCGTGCACTCTCTCAGCAATCCGTAGAGCGTCCTTCTCCACAGGTATGCCTTGGACCGTGATGTATTGAGGAGCCGCCTGATCGGTCACCTTGAACTAGCCCTCGGTGATGTCCCGAATTTCGCCGTGAGCGTTCCGCTGGATGGTGCCGACTTCCGAGTACTGCCGCAGAACTGCCTGCCACGCATCGAAGTCAGCCACCCACTTGAGGACGGTGCCGTCGTCGTCAGCCCAATGCCACTCCTTCGACCGGAAGACCTTGAGCTTGTCTTCCTCCAGAAGTCGCATCCGGTTCGGTGGCGCATCCACGTCCTCGACCACCGGGATCTCGGTGCCGTAGTTGAAGGCGAGGCCAGTGAAACCACCGGCGAACTCCTTCGTGTCGGTGTACCGACGCTGCTGGGTGAGCAGGTTGAAGTACGCCCGACGAACACCGAGGCTCGTGATGATGACGGAGATCTTGCCACCGTTCTTGCGGACACCGTCCACTGCTGCGATCATCAGGCCCTCAGAGAGCGCCCGATTGGTCCCGGCGTTGGCGTCGATGAACGCTGCCCACTTCCGCTGCGTACCCGGAGCGAGACCATGCAGTGTGGCAGATGCATCGAGGATCAGCTTGAGGCCCGTTGGCTCACGTCCGAAGTCACCCGCTCGGTAGACACCGTGCGTGCTGGCTGTCGGAGTGAACGTCGTGGTCCACGTCACCGAGTTGCCGTTGATGTCCACGATGACGTTCGCTGCGATCAACGCAGCACCGCCAGCGATGACGAGGATGTCGGTGTTCATGCCAATCTCAAGGTACTGAGCATTGTCAACCGTGTGGGTGACCGATGCCGCTGAGTCCGTGATCGTGGCACGAAGGCCGGAGCCGTCGTTGTGGATGATGAAGTTGGAGTCCTTGGCGATGTCGTCCTTGAGGTACTCCATCTCGTTGTCCATCGCTGAGGCGAACGCCTGGAAGTTCTTGTCGGCCAGCTCCATCACCTGACCGGAGAACCGCACACGTCCGTAGCCGTACTTGAGCGGCACATGGACGGCTGCGTATCCAGCGTTCCCAGCAGCAGCGAGCTGCTCGTTCTCGTTGCGGTAGCTGATTCCGGTGTTCCGAGTGACTCGGATCGGGAAATCGACGTACCGACCGCCGACTGTCGTGACGACTCCATCCGAAGTCCGCTCGATCCGCTTGAGGGTGACAGTCTCCGATTGGAGCTGATCCTCTAGCCGAAGTGCGTAGACCTCCTTGAGGAGGGAGTCGACTGTGGTCATTGATGCAGGCATGGCTCTCCTTTTCTACTGTTTCGCCTGCGATGCTTGGGCGAGAACAGAAGCGACCAGTGATTTCGTGTCTCCTCTTGAGAGACTCCGCACATCGTCGTTTCCTGTGGCGGTAGCTCCTCCACCACCACCCAAGAGGTTGGGGGCTCGACCGTTGGCACTGAGCTGCTTTCCGGCTCGTTCCTGAACGAGATCATTGAATGCCTTGATGGCTTCCTCAGGGCCTGAACCCTGATAGACCCTCATCAGCACCCACTGATCGTCGAAATCACCGAACTCCGTATGCAGCCCCTGTAGCCAAGAGTCAAGTTCCTGATCCTCTTGAGCTTGGGTCTTGGTTGCTTGTTCACCAAGGACGTGCTGGGCAAGCGCAACGAGCATCTGCTGCATTTGATCGAGTCGCTGTTGCGCCTGTGGCGGAAGTTCTCCCTCTGGTCCAGAGAGCCCCTGGTCTTGCTGCCCCTGAGGAGGTTGCTGCCCTGGAATCTCCTGCCCTACAGGGGGCTGCTGCCCCATGAGTGCTTGATGTAGGATTCCATACACCTGCCAAGGATTCTCGTCGATCACCTGGGCAAGTTGCATTGCAGCGGAGATGTTTTCAATATCTCCGAACTCCTGATACGGGGCGAGCTGAGACTGTAGCTCTTGGAAACGCCGTGTTACGCCAGCATCCCACTGCTTGACGTACGGCTCGAGAATGGCCCTGTGCTCCTCTGGCACACGCTGGAGGAATCCAGGGCCGAGGCTGTATCCGTCTCCCGAAGACGACGAACCCTGGCCTTGTTGCTGACCACCGTTTCCGGCAGCTTCTCCCTGGGGAGCAGGGCTGCCGCCGGTGGCTGTGCCTTCCTGCGAGCCACCAGTATCCCCAGCCGTCTCGTCTCCTCCCGAGACTACTGGAAGAACGGTTCCATCTGAGAACACCCAAGTGTCCTCGTGTCTCTCGTAGGTTAGGTCCTGGCTACTGGTGGTCATTTGAGACTCCTTGTGAGACTGTGCCCACTGAGCTTGATGACTCAGAGGGTCCTGGTCTCGAACTGTGAGAATTGCAGGCGCCCGTTGCAGGAACGCTGCCTGCAACAATAGAACATGAACCGCCCCCCTTGCCGTCCCCTTGAAAGTGCTCACAACTTTGACACGAGGCTTCGTGAGATCCAGCGGTTCTAAGACCACTTTTGGACGGACTCATCTTACCCTTGAGCACATCAACGGTTATATTCTTCCGATGGGTAGCATCGTGAACCACCCTACCAGGAGACCGTCGATTCCGAGTCCAGTCCGTTGAATTCACTTGGCGTTCTGAGCAAACCCTGAAGGAGCGCTGGTCTTGTTGAAACCTTCGAACTTGGAGAGGATTCCAGTCCGACCTTGAGTGTTCTTGGTCGAAGCGGCCGTGGACTGTCCTGCCCGAGGATTCAACCGTCGAGCCAAGGCATTCCGAGACGGAAGCCCAGGATGACTCTTCCCAGGCTCGATGGTCGGACCAGCCTTCTTCGAGCTGTTCGAGGTCACCGTGGTCTGCTTGGCCCCGTTTCCACGGTGACTACTAGATGGTGTCTCCCGACCAGTTGAAGAACCACCGTGAGAGTTGACGCTGCTGAATCCGTTGGTAGCTGAATCACCTTGAGTTGGCTTGTCGATGCCAAACTTCTTCTCCATCGCCTCCAGGCCCGCCGACTCACCCTTCTCCTCACCCGGTGAACCCTCGTTCGGACCCATGTGAGCCTTCATCCAGGCTACAGGGTCAGGTATCTCACGCTGCTTGGCACCGACGTTGGCGGTCTTGTGTTGTCCCTTGCTCGGGTTTGCCATGAGAACCTACCTGACTGTCGTTGGAAAGTCAGCCAGCCGCAGAGCGTACACCATGTCGTTCTGAGTCATGGTGTTGAGACGAGCGGCTGTGAAGGTCGATGCGCTGATGGCCGTGAGACGCGCTCGCAACGTGGCGATGGAGTCATCGTTGACGTTGCCGTCATCAAAGCCGTTCTGAGGACTGGTATTGCTGCCAGTCATGTTGGTCTTCTGAGTACCAGACCCGGTGTGAGCAGCAGCGACTCCGAGTTGGTTTCCGACTTGCTGGTCAGCCACGCTTCTTACCTCCTGAGTTCATGCGTCGAATTGTAGCATTGGCGATCCTGATTGCCTTGGCTTCATCACCACTACTCTTGTAGACTGCATTGGCGATCTGAGAAGCCTTGTCGGCAGGAATCCTACCGAGTGAGTGATTGTGCTTCTTTGCGAACGACTTTCCCGTCCACGGCATCGCTCTACCCCGAGGGTCCCTGTTGTGCGAGTGGGTTGATCGGTGGCATCTGCACCTGTCGATTCACAGGATGAGCAGCACCGCCTGGCGGAAGCTGATGAGGAGGTGGCATCAGGTTTGGAGCGCCGGGATGCCCAGGAAGTCCTGGCGGAGCACCAGGGAGTGGTGGTTGCCCAGGTGCTCCACCAGAAACTTGAGCCATCGCAGCAGCTTGCATCTGATTCTGCTGGAGTGCTTGCTGGTGCATTTGGACATGCTGCTCAAAGGCAGCCTGAACCTGAGGGTCTGAACTGTCGAACCGCTGACGCTTCCGCTCATCATTGTGCTCATTGATATGGATTGTGTGTTCATCCCAAGAATGCACATTGACAGGCATCCCCTTGAGCATCTTGAGATTCTCACGCTGAGCTGCTCTGGCGTCCCGCTGCATCTCCTCATACAGCCGACCAGTTTCGGCCATATCGAGGTACCTCAGCGCTCGATCAGGAGGAATCCACCCCATCTGACCGAGCTGCATGATAAACGCCTGCTTGGCAGCCCGAGACCTTGGCATCGCAGAACCAGACTGAACATTCAAGTCCGTATTACCTGCGAGATCCTGATTTGAAAAGATGAACGACTCGTATTCCCCATCTGTACCAACAACTCGAACTGTTCGAGGAAGATCCCAAAACTGCTGGACCATCTCAAGTAGATGCTTACCGATACGTTCTATTCCCTCTTCGAGTGACGAAACCGTATTGGCGAGCTTTGTGTCGTCGGCCTCTTGCAGATAGGAGATGGCTGTCGCTGCGGTGACGCCAGGAGGAGCCTGCCCCTTGGTGACTTCGTGTTGTCCTGAGATATCCGCCATATCTGTTTGACAACGATTCAACTCCTCGATGACATATTCGGGGATCGGCTCAAGCTTCAACGGCGTTGGGGGAGCGAAACCGGGCGTATAGAAAACAATCAACCCAGGCTCAGACGTGATCTTGTTCGGGTCGATTGAACCCCTTGGAGCTACCAACTGAGGCTTTGCCATACGATTCTTAGCCTCGATGATCTGAGACCGTGTCCTGTTGTATTCCTTCTGGAGTGGAATCAGGTCAGAGATCACTGATTCAGCATAGAACCTACCAGTAGGAACATGATCGAACTTTGTGAAAGGATACTCCCCATGATCCCAAGGGAATGAGTCAGTGACCGACAGGGGTGTGTCGGCGGCGTAGATTATGACCGCTCCATTGGGCCACTTTCCACACGGCTTGACCCAGCACTCTTTCACTGAGACGTGGTCATACCCTGTCTGCTGCTGGATTCCAAGTGCCTGTAGGAACTTCTGCTCCAAAACCCCACCACTGGAGTTCGAGTCAGCCGGAACCTCTACCCCCCAAGTATCCTTGATATACTCAGGTGTCTTTGCAGCGACATGGAAGACATATGGCTGGAACTCAATCTCCTCTTCCTCCACATCAGGGACGAAGAAGTGGAATGGAGTGATATTCTCGAGCCGAATCCGACCAGGGATACCAGACGAGTCAGGTTGCTGACCGTCATACCAATCCTTGATGAATCCGTTGCCAGTGAGACACTGCCAGAATGTCATTCGTCGAATGACCCTCTTAGCTTTGAGGTCTCGCCACAGGTACTCAAAGATGTTCTCAGCGGCACGAGCACCAGCTAAGTCATCGTCGTCAGTGCTCGCCGGAATGACGTAAGGCTGAGGATCTTCCTTCGTCAACTTGGCGTGCTCAGATCGAATGATTGGGCGAATCTTGTTCGTCACCAATCGAACCCGCCACGGAGGAGCGGGTGGCTCGTACATTCGAGCGTAGTTTGAACCAGTCCCGAAGTTTGGAGTCCATTGAACGTACTGCCGACCGAAGTAGAAAGCGATATTCGTGTACCAGGCACGCTCAAATTGAATTCGAGACTTCCGACACAATTCGAACTTCTCTTCAGCCCAATTCATCGCTTCCCGTTCAGCAGCACCGGAAAGAGATTTTGAGACAACAGACTGACCGTTGGACGAACCAGAAGAAGGTACTGCTCCAACATCAGCAGTTCCAGTGAGTCCAAGTATATCAGTCAAGGCCGAGCATCCTCATCTCGTCCGTCATGTCTACAACAACTTCACCGAACCCCTGAGGATCACTGAATCCTGCCCGACGCATTTCCTCCTCGTCAGACATACCCTTTGACTCCTCAGATGTCGAGCCTGAATTCTCCATTGTCGGAAGCATCTGGAGGTAGCTCGTCCACTCCCGAGTCATCGCTCGATTCAGCAGACGTTCCCTCTCCCGCTCCCAATTGATCCGCTCCGCTCGATGATCCGACCTCATCGTCTCGATCAGATTCCGAAGCGTATTCCGTTCCTGGGAAGAGAACCAGATCAGGCTCCCGATTGCTAGGATGGCGATTGCGAGCACGATCACGGACGTAGCCATTGATAGCCTCCTCCAAGGCTCGGAAGTTGTCGTTGGCTACCTGCAAGCGGAAAGCCTCACGTCGAGCAGTCTCAGCTTGTTCCTTGAGTACTTCTGCCTGTGCTGGAGTGATCCATCCCACAGTTCGTGCGAGTTCACTGAGACACTCGTTGCAGACGTACACAGCGCCATGAAACTCAAACTGCAAGGACAAGTCAATGAACCAGTCCCTACAGGAGGAGTCGGCACGGCACAGGAAACAGCACCCAGGGAGAGCGGCAGGGGCCGTCACCACCTGCCACCGCTCCGTAGGTGCCTGTTGGAACAGGCTCACTTCTTGGAAGCCGGAGCCTTCGCAGGCTCGTTGTCCTTGATGTCGAAGGAGGACTCCTTGGCCTTCGGTGCAGGCTTCTCAGAGCCGGACCCTGGCGGGTTGTCATCGACAGCCTTCTGAGCATCGCCGCTGTCGGTGAAAGCCTCGACACGAGCGGTCAGCGTGGCCTCGTCGGAAGGATCGAGACCCTGCGACAGATCGACGGACGGAGGGGAGACGAACTCGTCAGCTTCACCGTCACCGCCAGGACGAGTCGTTGAGTCCCCGATCTGCTGCTTGGCGGTCATCCCCTCGCTGGGAACCCACGGAGTCGAGCCGGTGACCTCGTTCTCGACGATGGCAGCGGCGGTCTTCGCCTGAGCAGCTTCAAGCTGATCGAGACGGAGAGGATCACCAGCATGGACCAGATCGAGAACCACATCGACGACGCCTTCTGTGGAGATGCCACCGTGATACAGCTCGCCACGAGCCGACATCAAGGAGATGCCGATCACCTGAGCGGCCTCTTGATGCACAGTTTCTCCGTTGACTCGAACCTCGAACATTTACTCTCCTCTCACCACTCGTTGCCGAGAGTGTAGTCGGAACTCTCTTGCTCCTTGGACCTGCTGAGGTCCGGGTCGACATAGCCATAGTACGGACTTGACGCCACACTTGCACCCCTGGGGTCCTGAATCTCAGGAACATATGTCCCTGTATCCATTTGTGGACGAGAAGCAACCCCATAACGAAGAGCATCACAAGCATGGTCATTCTTCTTGTGCTGTTCCTCTTTTCGGTTCTTTTTGTTGTCCATCTTCTTATTGGCCCACGTTGCCCAACGGAGACGTTGAATCTCCCATGTGAGATTCGGACAGTTATCCTTACAGATATACAACTCAGGAACCTCATTGAGACCAGTCAGCTTTGCAGCGACTCTGTTGAGACCGGCCCGAACATCATTGTTGCCAGGCAGAATTGGGACTCCGTTGTTGATATACTCGATCTGAACCGAAGTCCCGGTAATCGGATCAGTGTTCCTGATGCTCGGATCACCGACATTGTAGTCAGTAACCCGATTGTGCTCCAGATTCTTAGCATGTACCGCTGCTGCATGGAATGAGATGACCTCACCTACGACATAGTGCTCATCGTAGATGATAATACGACCATCTCGATCCACGGCACCCCAAAGCCAGGCAGTCGGGTTTGAGAACCCATGATCCATCATTCCGAAGTGCATCCACTCCCTCGGCGGGATCAAAGTCTCAATAAAGTGCTGTTCACCGAGCATTTTGTAGATAAGACCGCCAATCTGGATGAATTTCCCATATCGACGAGCTTGAACCTCATCTGACGACAATCCAGCCGTAATTATCTCTATTTCCCCGGCATTCACGTATGGATTCTCGTCAGTCATCACTTCAACCACGAACAGGTTCTCATTGGTCATGGCTGCTATATATACGTCGTCATACACCCAGGTCATACCTTCAACCGGGGTCATGGTCATCCACCAGTCACCAGACACGTCGAGATGCCGCATATTACACTCAACGAAGATATCTTGCGGCGGTTCCTCGTCAAACCACGTTGCATGACGGCTTGTTCCAGCGAACTTTTCGAGATCCTGCTCATATGACATGAATTCGAGGGTGGATTTGTTTTCAAGTGTCAACGTCCGACTCTGCTTGTCATATGAGTCCTCTAATGACCCATTTATGAGCGCAGAAGGTGGGAGCCACCGAAGAATCTCCGGTTTCATGATCTTATCGACCCCATGATCGAAGTCGACTCCCACAGCACGGCAGTCTACAGGAGGCTGATGCTTGACAGGCTTGAAAGGATCGCGGCCGAGGAGACGATCTACCATCTCTACCCCACCACCGACAGTTTTCCCCGAGCGATTACCGCCAATGAACAGCTTTCCTCGAGCACCTGACTGGTGAAAGAGCTGCTGCTTGGCATGTGGCGAGTATCCGTAGATATTCGGCCGTACTGACGCAGTTCTCAGCCCCGAGGCTATACCTCGGATGAGATCAGGCGCCGTAATCAGTCGAGACTTAGCCATTCAGAGGAGTTAGGCTCGAACTCCGAAGGCCACGACTGCTGCACTCGTGTTCCCAGCGCCGAACGAGGGCACATTCACGACGATTGCCACGGCGACACCAGTAGCCGCAACAGGTCTCGGGAAGGTGATGCTGAGAGGTTGGACTGCCACGGCAACTCCAGCAGGAATTGCCATGTCGAAGGTCATCGTGCCTCCGATACAGCCTGTCACCGTCACCTGAATGACACTCGCAGCCGTCGCACCTGCTCCGGTCACGATGAATCCGGTGATGTAATTGGTGAGACCCGCTGCCGCAGGAATGGTCGCCGTTGTCGCAGTAGCAGCAACGTTCCCCGAGCTTGCAACAACATCATTTCCCGAGGACGGGTTGATCCCTTGCAGCGCTCGCTGTTGCAGGTCAGCCAGAGACAGCGTTGCCATGTTTTCTCCTTAGATCACGAAGGATGAAGTCGGTTCTTTTGGCTCAGGTATTTCAAGGACTGGCATTCCGACAGCCGAAATGATGCCCTCAGGGGAGACTGCCTGTCCTATCGTAATCATCTCAAGGTCAGCAGCAATACCCTGTAGCACCTGTGGGTCTCTCACCCACTTAGCAATCACTTCGACCACTCGAACCATGACCATCTCGACATTCACGTCAACCTGAACACGAGGATTGTAGATACCTCGCATTTCAAAGTAGAGTTTCAACGCCGAAACGTCCCCACCCTTGATGACACCGAGGAGACTGGTGTATGCTTCATGGTCAGAGCTTTCAAAGAGTTGCTTGCCTCGTTGAGCAAGATAACCCTTGAACGCCGGTTGACGGAGCCAAACATGATACTGTTGGCTCGATACGCCAACCTCGTTCAACTTCTCTCGAACCGACCGAGGATCGTGCATGTTAAGCAAACGGTTGGCGAGATTGAGCTGTTCCAACGTCAGGAGTTGCTCAGACCTGCCAGAGTCAAGTGGAATCCCTCGAGCGTTGATAGCGTTTCGGAAGACATCTTGCTTCCAATACTTCCGAATCGTCTCGAGGTTAACCCCGGTAAGTTCAACTACTTTCTCTTCGGTTGGGAGCGAGCCAGTCTGCCAGAACGTCTGCTCATAAGCAGCGATGACATCGCACTGGTCAGCCGTTAACTCCGACCCACTCATCCCTTGCAAACTCCCCGCATCGGAACTCCAGTTCACCTAACACAGTAGCGGATAGGCCAGATTCCAACATCGCAGTCTTGAACTGCTCCGAAAGAACATGCTTTGTACCATGCTCAAGGTTGTACATCTCAGCAGGGTGAACACAGAACGACTTACAGAACCGCATTCGAGAGAGTCCCTTACCAAGAGACAATCTGAAGTCCACTACAGGGTGATTCGGGCCAGGAGCGGGGAGTGTTACATTCGCCATATCATAGAGTCTTCTTGCTGCGTTGCGGTTATCCCTCTGATAGAAGTGGTATGCTTCGTCAATTGCAACTCCGCTCATACCATGTCTGACGAGGAAATCCCTCAAAACAGGTAGAATCTCAGGGTAAACCCCATGTTCACAGAGAAACACGGCTTGGACATGAACACCTACCTCCCCAGCGAGATCCAACAGTGTCCATCCATGCTGCGATCTGAACTCCTTGATGGGGTTCGACATTACTCCTCTCTCTCCGCTCCCTAATTGCTTCTTAGACCACTGTAACAGTTCTCATCAAGAAAGTCAAGAAATCTCCTTGACATCTCATCTTATATGGTCTAATATGGTTATATGGCCCGCAAGAGAGAAGCTCGTATCAAGGTCTGGTCGTCCATCAGCAAGGACACGTTTCTCAAGTATGAGATCCTCTCCAGAACATCAGGGTTCCCGTTGTTCTATCACTTCCGAAAGGCGCTAGAGGAATATGTCCGAGACGTCAGAGCCGACACTGGAACCAACACAGATACCACTGAAGTTAGCAGTGGACGATGAGTTTGCCAAGATCATTCAGGGTGATTGCCGGCGGATGGGAGAAGTGGTTGAGCGATCAACTGTTACCCTCTGCATCACTTCGCCACCCTACCCAGGAGTCGACCAACCCGAGCCCGACTACGTCACCTTCCCCGACCCCAAAGACTTCAACGCTGCACACGACATTCTACAGAGTGTCTGGGCGACTTGTTATGAAGCTCTCGAGGACCTCGGGTACTTGGCAGTCAATCTCTATGACATTCCCACTGGTGAGTCTGGAATGTTCCCGAACGTCGCTGCAACCATCAAGCGAGCGTTGGAGGTCGGTTTCGTTCTCCGTGAAACCTACATTTGGCACAAGGGGGCCTCTTACAGTCCTCCTAGCGGATCGTGGCCTTACCCAAAGGGAGTACTATCTGCAAATACGTATGAACCCATACTCCTCTTTCAAAAACCCCTCCAGTTCTCACAACGAAAGCGGAAGACTGTAAGTGACTACTCCGAAGAACAGCAGAAGCTGGCCCTCCTCGGGCCTACGGAACATGCCTGGCTCATGGACCCTGTCTGGAAAATTCCCGCCGAACGGGAAGGTAGAGCACTCGGACACCCGTTCACGTATCCAACTGAGCTTTGTGAACGACTCATTAGACTCTACAGCTTCCCTGGAGATAAGGTGCTTGATCCCTTTGTCGGCTCAGGAACTACGGTTGAAGCTGCTCGGGTTCATCGACGAGTTGGCATCGGCTTTGAATTGTCCGACAAGTACATCGACATCTGCCAGCGACGCTTCAACCGACAGTCCCTCTTCGGTTAACAAAGATCAACTCTCCTTCCCACCTGAGGTAACCTTCCGTGTCTAAGCTCTCAATCAATGCACTACAGGGCGTGACAGATGAGGTAGATGAGCAGTTTAACCAGGGACACAGTTGGAGTCCTTGGTTCCACAAACCTAACTACGACGTTTACCGTAGAATCTGTACTACCTGCGAGCGAGTGGTAGAGTTCACTGGACAGTTCCTTGATGCCATCGAAGACAAGGAGCAACTGATAGTCGGCCTCATTCAGGCTGCTTACACTATTTCTCCTTGTGTTGGTTACTCAGATGTCAAGCCTCATCACGACTTCGACAAGTATTATGATCTCTTTGCTGCTCAGAAACCCAAAACACTTCATGAGTCTCTCACCGAAACGGTAATCGAGGACACACTGAAAGCGGCCACAATCGGAATAAGTGAAGATAAAAAAGCCGCAGCAATGAAACACGCCCTCGGCCTTCTTGAAGCTCATGGGTTCATCACCAAGGAACAAGCTGCCACTCTGAATGAGTCCCACGAGCCACCCCACCTTGAACCGACTGGACTCGAAACAATCATCGCCGCTTCTGAGTCCAACGACCCCAATCCAAACAACTGGATTGGTGGGCCTCCCCATTTCTCTGAATCCGTCCTGGCCCAAAATCTCCCAGACCCTCCAATGGTAGCTACTGCTCCTCATCAGCTTGTGGAGCCACCAGACATTCCAGATGAGATTCTATCGGCCATCATTGAGTGGCTCGAACTGTCTCGAGACCAGTGTGAGTCTCCTTCACACTGGTTGAGCCTACAGGTAGTCATAGATGTGCCAGCCATTTCACTCGGTTACCAGTATACCGAGGGTGACATTTACCCCAGCAACAGTTCCTTCGACACTGTAAGTCTGAACTACTACCAAGTACTCATCAATCGCACATTCGTTATCCTCGCTGATTCAAGGTGGTTCATGGAGGTAGCAATCCGCCAGGACACAGGAGAGCCTGTAGCCACCGTCAACCATTCAGGTGAGTTCGGTCACTGGATGGCTCAACAGTCCAACTACTAATTACTCAACAGTCTGACTAGAACAGGAGACCAGTGGAACCGAGAGCAGTTCCAGAAGCAATTGTCGCACACGGTATTGGAGTACCGTTGACTTTCATCGGACCTGAAGGAGCCGACCCACCAGTAGAGGATCTTCAGATCATAGTGCTTGAGGATCTTCGTGCAGTCCTTGAGGGCCGTCTGCCAAAGTCAGCGAAGTTCGTCTCATGGTGGGAACCCTCAGACGAAGAGCGTCGAAAGATCGCAGCAGGAGCACCAATCCGGCTGGTCATCATCGGTGCAACCCACATCAACCCGATGTCCATCACTGTCGGCTCAACCCTGGAGGATCTGCTCTAATGCCCGAAGTTCCCGAAGAAGTACAAGACCTAATCCTCAAAGCTGATCTCGCAACTGCGCTACAGCAAGTGAATCAGTGGGCACGCATCGAGCGTCGTGACTACGCCGACAAGAAGTTCGAGCAGCTCCGTGCCAAAGAAATCCACATCATCGACACTGACCCTCACCTGGAAAGTTCGCCGCACATCTTCCACGGTATCGGTGACTACATGAAGCGCGCCGAGATGTTCGGCCTGGACACCTACCAAGGCCGTCAAGCTCTCGGCAAGGCACTTATCACAATCGAGTCACTCCTCTGTGATGCCATTGTGGCTCACGGCCCAATGCCTCGACCGGGTTTCACATCAGGCGTGATTCAGGTCTGGGACCTCTGGCAACCCACAAGACCAGAGTCCACTCATGGCGAATAGAAACAAAGGCTACGCAGCCTATCCTCGTGTCTCACAACTTGGCAGGGGAGTACGTGTCTTCCTCGGTCGATTCCCAACAAGGGAAGCCAGAGATCAAGCCGTCAAAGAATTCCGCAAGAAGTATCCAGACTCTCGCTACAGGAGGTATGAGTGACAGACCAAATCGATTCTGAACCGATTCCACCTGATGATGTACTCCCCTGCGGCTGCATCATCCGCTGCTCAATCGAACCCTACCCCACCTGGGTTCATGTCACTCCTCTGGGTGCTCCTGGAATTAGAACTCTAACTTACATTCCATGTCGAATGAACTGCCCCAACTACCTCAACACACTTAAACTGGCTCATAAAGCAGACATCACCGTCACAAGGAGAATAGGAAAGTGACCGATACCAGTAAACTAGAGCAGACGATAACCCGGCTACAGGAAGCAGTAACAGCCTGCAAGGAAGCAACTCGTGAAGCTCACCAAGCAACCAAAGACCTCAGAGCCGAACGGCAACAGGTCCAGCAACTACTCGGCCCAACCGCCAAGGAACTAGTTCACTCTAAGGTTGAAGACCTAGTAACTACCGAGTTCAACAAACTAGGTCCAGTGCTCAAAGCGAACAGCAGAAGTATTTACGACCGGGTGCAGCAACAGATAGACATGATTATCGACTTGAGTCTCGGTAAGCAAGGTTCAACACGGAAGGGGCACGAAGATCTGAGACCAGTCCTGGCTTCGAAACTCAGGGACTGGCTACAGGTTGAAATAGACAGGATCATAGACGAGGCGTTGGATGATGTTGGTCTAATGGAGAAGATAGCTGAATTTGAAACGGGACTGTAATCTCTGTTTCTCCTGATATAAATTGGTCTAACTGGCTATTTGATACAAAGCAGCCACACCCTGGTGCTCTCGCAGTCGTGTTTGGCGTCTCGGCCCGATCGACTTTACTGAGCATGGCTAACCTTGAGCACTGCTCACCTTTAGCCTGGCTCACCAATGTAGTGAGCCACCCTCATAGTTAGGGTCTCGAATATCTTGACCTCAAGATACTTGACCTCAAGTGAGCATACCTCATGAATAAGTATGCAGGACAAATGAGACAAACCGGGACGAACTCGCGGTCGCGCGTGAATAACTATGCAGACTCGTGCATCCCCACACATTCGGGGTCTCAGCGGAATCCGTTAGACCATTGCACTAGGTGGCCCGATTGCACTAAGTGACCTGTTGACCATTGACGAGGTAGCTCGAGTGGGCTACCCCCAAAATGACTCCGAGCCGACTAGGGCCGGGGATGGCCGGGGACTAGGGTAGGCAGTGCAACGAACAACGCACCGCCGCCCCGACCGGGACGGCCCAACCAAAGGACATGAGACAGATGGCAAGCAAGAAAAACGCAATAACCCTGACCACCGATCGGCTCGACGAAGTGTTGGCCGAACTGGCGATCGTCGATGAGAAGTTGGCCGCACTGAAGGGTACGGCCGCACAGTGGAAGAAAAACGGTGAGGCCGCCGCACTGGCCACGTTGGTCTCGGACTTCATCCCGGCTGGCGCTTGGCTGAACGGCCCGGCCCTCCCGGTCACGTTCTCCATCCTGCCCGGGGACACTGTGGCCGATCACATCGACACGGTTCGGAACTACGTGCTCGATTGCGAGCAGTTCGCCAACGTTCTGTCGACCGCTTGGATCAACGCCAATCGTCAAGACGGTGACGAGTCGACCGCACTGAAGGCCCGACGGGCCGAACTGGCTGTCGACGCTGAGGCGATCATCAGCGCATTCCGACTGATGGGTCAGGCGGACATGGTCTCGTCCTACGTGGTCCCGGCTGCACCCAAGGGCACGACAGGCAGCACGTCGGCCCGGTCTGGCGTGAAGGTCTCGACCATGCAACAGTACCGGGTGGTCGACGGTGAGCGGGTCATGCCCGGTGGCGCTGGCACACAGAACAAACTGAGCAGCCAGGCTTGGTACATGTGGCAGCGTCCGGTGGAGGATGTCCGGGCTGCGATGGCTGCGGCCAACAGCGGACACCGGGTCGACGAGACCAAGGACTTCGAGACCACGTTGACCATGGTCAACCTGAAGACGAACGCTGAGCAGACCCACACGTTCGGGTGGTACGTGATCCCACAGGATGACGAGCCCGCCGATGTCCCGGCCGATGCCACACCGGACGAGGAGGAGGAAGCGGCTGAGAAGGCGCTTGACGACTTCGCCGCCGAGGTGACCGGCAAGTAGCCAGACCCGGGGGATGCTGCCAGTACGGGGCATCCCCCACCCATCCAAGGTGACGAGTGCCCCGGGGCAACCCGGGGCTTTGTCATGTCCCGCGGCAAGCCGCTCGTCGTCGTGATGCGATAAAGTTCGCCTCTCTGAGCCATGCGTCAAAGGATGTTACTCGAGCACTTTTGGGGTATGCAACTCGACTGTGCGAGCTGCTATGCCGAGCTGTGAGTGAAACAGAGGTGCGCCACCATAGGGCCCCTTATAGGGGGC